GAATGAGGCCGTTTGAGCACATCTGACCATTTCTTTATCGGTGTATTCGGTGAGCCTAGCGATAGCGCACCATTGTTCATCATGAAATGGGCTAATTCTGTTTCAAGATCAGTCACCATACGCTCATGAATCGGTGATAGAATTTGTTCAAGCTGATTAAGCTTTAACGCTTCTTCAATTTGTGTCCATTCAACAGCCACCGTGATGTATTTACCGACTTTGCCTGTCGCTTTGCCAGAGATAAGACCATTTTTATCTTTCCCCGTAATGTCACCTGTCTCTGTTCTTTCAGACTTGAATTGATGCGGACGCTTAAAGCTCACACTGTCGCCCGTGTTTGAGTTTATCTCACCCGATAATAATTGCCTGTCAACGGTTTTACACAAAACAATATCCGACATAAAACCGGGTAAGAATTTTTTTAAAACGATTTGACTAATATTTGAGTCTAGATTATTTGCCATTTTTTTACTTTATTCAATAATTGCACCTGGGCACAATTTGTTAAACTCATCGGATTTCACGTTTCCGGCGCCACCTTTTAGCTCGGGTTCAGGCTTAGGTGTTTTTTTAGGTTTGGGTGCCAGTTTTACCTTCTGGCTAATTTGACCTAACAGAAACGCGGCTCGGATAGGATCATTCTCAGCGGTAAGCCGCTGGCGTAATGCTTTGTTTTTTCCAAGTGCATAGGCGATAAGTTCTGTTCCCTCATCAGCAGCATGAATTAAAATTTCCTGTTGTAGTACTGGAACTTCTGAACGTACAACCTCTTCCATCTCCGTATAATCTTTTACGGGTAATTTAGCTGCACGTTGTTGATGGGATTTTAAACGCTGAATAAATCGTTCCTGAACTTCTTGTTGCTGCCTTTGCTGCGCTTGTTTTTTTTGTTCGACATGGCTTTTTTTCTCATGCCAATCTGTCAGTGCTTTTTCATAGACTTCTTCATCATAATCACATGATTCCAAGGTGGGTTTAGCAGGAATAACGTTATCATGATTCACTGGCGATTGATAAGACTGCTTGGTTGTCAATTCCTCAAGCTGTCGTTTCAAATCGCGATTTTCTTTCTGTGTTTCTTTAAATCCTTTTCTAAGTTCTTTAACCCACTTAGGAGCTGGCTTTCCTTCAATTGAATCATCGTCATCAGCCAGCGAGATTTCTTCATCGCCGATCTGCAAGGAGTAATCTTGTTCCTGATCGACGTTCTGATGGTTTTACTTCAGATGATTCACCAGTCACAATTTCAGCATTGTCAGTGGTGTTACTCTCACTAACTTGCTTTGTTTGTTCTGTTGTTTCTAGCTGTTGTCGTTTCTGATTTTCAGACATAGGTACAGCCTGACCATCAATGATCAGTTCGTTTTCCATCTATTACCCCTTAACTCTGCGAGAAGTCCGCAGGAGACTGTTGGTTATTTTGTGATTGAATAGTTTTCGCAACATCTAAGCTTTGCTTATGCTGCATATCGGTTGCTTTTAGAATTAACTCGGCATCTGCTCGTGATGAGTCGCCTTGTTCTTTCTGGAATTGATGTAACATTTTTAGCGCTTCTCTAATTTCAGAGCGCTTTGTACTATCAGCAGAGGCAAGAATCTGAACAACTTTGGCTTCTGCTACTCTAGCCTCAGTCTGAGCCTGAAAAGCTTTAACCTGAATAGACAACTCTTCGTTCTTCGCTTTCTGAACTTCAGCTTGCCCTTGCATCAATACCCCTTGAGCGGCTACAAGTTCAGCATTAGGTTGTTGGGCTTGCTGTTGAGCCTGATCAACAACTTGGGCTTCTTCTGCATTACGAGGCTTAACAACGCCTTGAGTTAATAACTGCTTGCGATTGTAATCTTTGAACTCGTCGAGCCCTTCCCCGTCCATATTGTCTAGAATAATCCCCTGAACAACTGCACGCATTGGGTCTTGCGGTAACATTCCAGCCAACAGATTAGTCAGAACTGAAACAGTAGCATCACGTCTCGCTGTATAAGATGGCCCCACATCAACGGTGACATCATAACGCCCGTCGATAAGTCATTCATCGCTACCACTTGTCCTGTCTGCTTATCTTTGATGGCAACCGACATTAACGCTATATCGTCCGTACCATCATCATTAACAATACGGACTTCTCTGTCTGAACCATAAGACTTCACGTGCCATCGATAACCAAACTTCACCTGCTCGCTTAAGACTTTTGGCATGTTATCAAGGTAAATAAATGAGGACATATCAGAACGATGCATCAGATTATTAACCGTCTCTTTAGCTATATTGCTTGGCATTTGTTGCATAGCCTGACTTGAACCGGTTACTTCCTGAATATCACTACTGGTTTGTTGTAATAATGCCGCCATTGCCTGATTGAGTGGCTGCGGTTGGGTGTATCCTATTGGCGTTGGTGGCGCAATAATATTGCCTTGTTTGTCAACAATCTCATTTAATGGTAAAAAAGCGGGTCTGTTCTTATTTCTAGTTTCCCAATATTTCTCCAGTTTTTTTATCTGACTTTTACCAACAATCGGAATTGAGCCCGTATCCTGAGTCGCAGAATCTGCCAGCATCGACACTTGTAAGTTATACAACCGTTGTGCATCCATGGCTTTTGCTATATGCCCCTCAACTCGCTCAATATCATCGATAAACCACCGCTTACCATAGACTGGAATTAACGGAATATGATCACCTGGTATTCGTTGAGCTTTCTCGAGGAATCCATCACCATCAATCACTGAGACATAAACATGTTTGCGCTTTATGGTTCGCCGAGCTTCCTCGATAAAGCCTATGTCTTCAAGATCATCCTGAACAAGTTGAAGTTGATCACTGTCATAGGTGACTTTTTCATTAGTGAAGGGATTGCTAAAACTAATAACATCGACGGATTCTTTTTTTACTTCATAATACTTGGCAATATAAACAACATCATTATCAAACCAGTCATAATCCCAAGTTTTCTCAATTCTGCTATCTAACGTCGACGGATCTTTATTGTATTCAGTTTTGTATTTATCAACTGACAGTGAATACATACAGAAAGCCCATTCAGCATCAGACTTATCATATTTCTTTGCGTCAGGATCAAACCAAACGGAGCGGGCAGGATCGTATATTGGCTCCAAGCGAATACGCTGTCTTTCATCCATGGGTTCAAGTTCATTGACTAAATTTGTCGTCAGCCTGAAACAACCAAATCCACCTGTCGCTGCATCATCGAATGCATTATCACATGCCTCACCACCGTCGGTTTCTTCGTAATCAGCACGAAATAACCCATTTAATTTATTGGCTAATTCTTCGCTAGCTTCCTTGTCACCAGGCCTAAATTTCACCGTAATTCGATTATTGCGATATTCGCTAATTATTCTGTTTAATTCATTAGATATTTTATTGATTTCAAATTTGGGATATTTCTCAAAATGTTCTTTTACTTCAGATCCAGCGGCCGTTGCGCCTTCCCATTGCCCACCAGGAACTCGCGCAAATCTTGTCGCCTCAATACATTTACTTCTTACTTCTTTTTGCGATAAGTGCGCACGGTCAAATCTGAGCATAATTTGCTCATGTCTTTTATGTAATGTTTCAGCCATAATTACCAACTAGAAGATGAGGGAACGAATATTTCAGTGTCTTCTTTTAAACGAATGGGATTAGCAAATGACATCATGAGGGTATCAGCCATATTGGGTGATTTTATTCCTTTTGATCTCATCTTCTCTTTGCTAATCAATTGGATTAATCGATTACCCGCGGTGCGTTTTCGTTGTTGTTTAACCAATTCAGACTTAAGTTGTGATAGTTTTTTTATTTTTGATGATAGGCTTATCAACTCATCCGGATCGATATATTCTCTCTTTTCAACTGCGCGCCAGGTTTTATAAAATCTATCTGCCAAATAAACCCAATATTGCGCGCGTTTATTTCTAAACGTATCACGGTTAGTTCTGTCATCATTATTTGTTGATGAAATATATTCACCATTCCCTGGAACATATATTTCATTAGGATAATCAGGAGAATCACCAGCGCCAAAGCCAGTTACAACCATCTTATTACCATCGTTACTCTGTCTTAGATGAGTTTTTACTGTACCCGCACCTAAACCAATGTTGTCATAAATAAAATCATCAGCTCGATAGTCAAATGCTTCATCAAAAGCCCTAATATAGCTAGGCGACTTAATTTTGATTACAGCATATGTATTAAAAACAGGTCATCGATAGTGCATCCTGTTTCCATCTTTTTACGTTTAGCTTGAGACCATTTATGTTCTATAGGATTTAAATCTGGTGAATACACAGGCAAATATTCTATCTGGTGTCCTGCGTTTATAATTGCCTGTTCAATATTCTTACCTTTGTGAAAGCTAGCGTTGTCCATAAAAATAACAGAATTTTCAGGAAGTTCTGGGAGCAATATTTTTGTGATCCAAACATAAAAAACATCACGGTTAATATTGCAATCAAATAATCCGATAGCAAAAAGGGTTGTTCCCAATAAAGCGCCAATAACATTTGTTCTTCCCTTAGCACCCCAGTTTTTCAGGCCAAAACAACGGTGACCTTTTGGGGAATAGCCGTGAGTTCGTGGAGTGTCATGTGAAAAACCACTTTCATCAATAAAAACAACAGATTTATCTTTTTTTTCATACTGTTGTCTTTTTTGCTGATGTGCCAGCCTGTCGCTTTCGTTGGTTTTTGGATGGAATAGAGTTTTTTTATAGGTTAATCCCAGCTTTTTAAGGGATTGCCAAATAGTCTTTTTACAAACACCGAATCGCTCTGCCCGTTCCTTTTGGTAAGCATCTGGATACTGTTCCACATCTTTTGCTAAAGCATTTTTATCGAGCTTCCTCTTACGTGGCGTTGAATTTTTTGGCTCTGGTCGTTTAAGCCAACGTACTAAAGACGCTTTTCCAATACGGAATTGTTTCGCAGTTTCTCGAATTGTTAAACCTTCGGCTTTCCTTACAGATATTACTTTACGTCGAAAATCAATTGTATAACTCATAACACACCTTGTAATCAAAATTAAGTCGCCTAGCTATAGTTGCATCTGCCACATCACCTTCTGACCAACTCACACAATCCTCAACAAGCACGCCATAGCGTTTTGATAATGCTTTTTCATCCTGACCAGAATCGGCAGGGTCAAAGGTAACAACACGAATGCCTCTTGGCCTAAGTCCTAACTTGATGTGAGCATCGATCGCAGCATCCACCCACTCAGGCTGAATTAATGCATCATCATAATTAGCATCACACTCGCCACCGTAAACATGAAGCCATTTTTTATAGTTTTCACGTTTCATCTTCTCAGCATCATTTTTGAGTTCTTCGGATAACCAGGGATTATCCAGGTAACTCACTTTGCCGACATATAAGTCATCGTCTTCGTAATAGCCTTGAACATCAATTATTTCCTTGTAAGGCTTAACGAAACGCTTATATACAGCGCCATCTTCTTCTGCCGGATTAAATGAAAACCACAGCTCAGAACCAGGCTTTCGTATTGTCGGTATAAGTATATCAAGACTCTTTTCAGATACTGTTTCAGCTTCTTCTATCCATGCAACATCAAAATCATGCTTTGACTTGATAGAAGCTATATTACGTGCTAATTGTCCGTATTTAAAAATAGAATCATTTATACCTTCAATATAATTATTAAGAATGCGAAATCGGTTTTGTAATCGCAAAGTTTCTATTTCCGCTTGTAAAACAGCGTGTACAGAATCTTCAATTGAATTCATAAACTCACGTAAGCATAAAAACCTACGTTTATTAATCGATGCTGTTATTAATGCTATCTTAGCGAAAGAAACCGTTTTCATGCCGCCACGACCACCAAAGTAAACTTTTATGCGTTTCGGTTTAAACATTGGCGCGAACTTTTCACTAATTTGCACCTTCACTTATAGTCATTCCTATAAATTCAATGCTAATTTTGTTGTCCGTTTCAATTGCGCCGCCATTTTTACCTGACAATTCAGTTTCTTGTTTATCAGCATATCCATGCTTACTTAGCATCAATTTGGCAATAGTAGGATTGAATTCCCCTTTCAAACCAGAATTTAGCAATTTATTTTCTTGCAATGCGAGAATTCCTTCAACGATGTCCGAAAATTCAACATTTGTTGATGACCATTCATAAATTGTCGATCGAGAAATATTGAGATAACAAGCTAAACCAGCGATATTAGGCACAACATCCCCTACTGTTTTATATTCGCCCATTAAATAGGCCTTGGCCTTTTCAAGACTCATGGCTAACTTACTTGGGCGTCCAATTTTCTTTTTGCTCACCATAAGTTACTCTCTAGGTTTACTGGAAAAGGAGTAAAGCCTCTTTCCCTTTTTGAATTGACTTTTGCGCACGGGCGACAGGTGTACTTTCTGCGCCGGATTCGTGCCATAAATCCTTAAATATCTCAAATTTCAGCTTCTCGTCTTTCACAAAATCGATGGTGATTTGTGCTGCTGCTGTATCAAGTAATACCAATCTTAAAATATCAAGACGCACTTGTTGTTCTGCGGTTATTTCTTTCATCATTTCACCTATTTCGAATTAATATTTATGTTTAGCCGCACTCATTGCCCATCGTTTAGCCTGATTTAGACAATCTTCTAGCATCTTGCCTCGTTTACTCGCTGGCTGTTTGCGGTAGTACCGGATAGCTTCATTTGTTGCTAAACTGGCTACAGAGTTAGAAAAGCCGAGCTTCATTAACTCGGCCTTGACATTGGTTTCGATGAATTGTTCAGGAGTCATGCTTGACTTTCTCCATTTGGCGTATCATCAAATCCTGGTAGTCTTAATTGAGAAAGTGCCATAATTGTTTTTTCTGCTTTACGTATCTTATTCAGATGACGCTTACGTAAGTTCATTAAGTCGCTTCCTTTTCTACCAAAATTGTCAAACGACCATTTATTTGCAGCAACCAACCTGTTTTGCATTTCGCCAATCGTTAATGATTTCAATCCTTCCATATCTAACAAAGCAAGATTTGTTGGTTGGCTTTCTTTTTCCGCTAAATCCAGTAACCACTTACGGAGTGATTTAGCGACTTTGGTTTTAGATAACATTCCGATTAGATGAGCGCCACGAACTGAATAAATTCTTATTTTTTATAGCGTAACTCATTGTTTTTATTAGTCTCGGTCAAATTGACCGTCCCTGACATCTCATTTGTAAACTCATCTTTATTCCTGTTAAAAATGCGAGTAATAGAAGATGCGTCCTTGTATTCCAGTAAGATAGATAGTTGTTTATTAGTGAACCAGATTTTTCCGTCACCGTTATTAAAGGGAACGATATTGTGTGTTTTAAATGTTAATACATGATTCATGATGTCTTCCTTACTTAGGTAATGAACCTTTGCCACATAGGAAATCAGCCCATCGAAGTGACATCAGCAAAACTGATTACCTCAAAGGCTCATTCCTAAATAACGGGTTCGATGTTTGGATTAGTTGCGCATGTGGTACGCTGGGTTGTAAGTTTTGAAAATTGTTAATTAATAAAAGTTAACATTGCTCTTAATTGTTACTGATTTCATGATGCTTACCTTTCAAAAAAGAGACCTCAGCTCACACAGAACGTACAGACCCAGAACGCATCATGATTGACTGACGTTCTCTGAGGTCTATTTTGTGAATTGTCTCGGGTTTATTTAAATGCGCGGTGATGGCGCGGGGACTATCCGGAATTTCCAGATAGTTAAGTTCTTAATTCATTGACACTGCGTTTTGATGTACTGCTGTAGATATTCCGTTTGCTTTTCGTTCTCAATCATCATCTCTCTGAGACTGAAATAATCTTGTCTAGCTGCTTCGCTAAGTTGTGGGGGTGGCTTCATCATATCGGCTCTTGGCGGTAGTGGTTTTGGGTGCACCACACACGGCGTTGACGCGCAACCGCTTAACGCCAGCACGCACAGCATCATTGAGCTTATCAATTTCCGCTTTGGCATTATTGAGTTCCTCGGTGTGTTTAATATCGAGTTGGCGCAAGGCTTCTATCTTCTGCTGCTGCAATTCCAACGCTTCAATCTGCTCGTGATATTTCTGTTTTAGCGTTTGATAGTTTTGCTTGACGGTTTTGTAACGGCTGTTGAGAAAAACGAGTGATAAAACCAATGCGACAATCATCGCTACGACAAATGCGTAAGGTCTCCATAACATATTACGCTCTCTATTTCCCGACGGGTCATTAGCCCTTTCCAGACTTCGCCTTTTACGTAAATCCATCGTTTCATCTCATCACATGCGCCTTTTCGGTCATCAGCGTTGAGCTTTTTGAGTAATGTGGATTTCCCAAAATTCCCCACGCCCACGTTGTAAGCAAATGAGTAAAGCGCTGCTTGAGTCAGGGTATTGATACTCACCTTGACCAGCGAGTCAACATGACGCTTAACCGCTTTCAAATCGTCATCAAGCCACTGATCACATTCGGCTTTGGTGTACGTCCTGTTACGCTCAATGTCCTTGCCTGTGTGCCCGTAGCAAACCGAAAGCACACCACCTCCGTCAAAATAGGGCTTAAGTCTCAACCCTTCAAAATGCGTTATCATGCTTGACGATAAAAACAACGCACTACCGCCCGTTGCCATCAATATTTTTTTCGGTATCTTCATACTGACGTTCCTTGAGTCTGTACTCCTTTTTGCGGTAGTACACGTTGATAAAAAAATGTCCCTATCGTGCAGACAATACCCATCACAGCTACCCACTGCTCAAGGGTAAAAAATCAAAAATCGTTGTCATGACTCCCCCGATGGTGGTCATGATGCCCCACAGATAGGCGGCAGGTGTTGAGTATTTTTCAAACATACGCATATACCCTCCCGTTGAGGGTTCCATTGCTTTGAATTGAACAGGGAGCCAGCCGCCTTACTCGTTTTGATGATTGTTTGTGTGAGTATTGCGGTGGCGTAAACGAAAAACCCCACGTTTTCACATGGGGCTATGCACTACTGCCTTATTTACCTTATATGTACCATACGAGCTTACAAAAAGTAGTGCGTTGATAAGATATTATTATTTGGTTAATGAAGCAACAAAAAACCCCGCAAAAGCGAGGCTCATAAGTTAGCTGACGTTGTTGTCACTCTTATCACAATATCAGGATTTTTACGATCGTAAAGTATTTTTATGCTATTTTTGTACATCCGGATCCATCTCCAGTTTTATATTCAGCATCATCAACATACCTTCAATCACCCCTTCTGCTTTTTGTAATTTTTTCCTATATGCGTATCTGAGCAATGGTGTTCATAAGCTAATTGGATAAATGTTTTACCAAATACATAGTATTCAAAGAGTAAATCGTGGATATCCCTGTTTTTTTGATTTAGTTTAGCCATACAGCTTGAAATAATCATGGCATCATCTTCGCAGCACTGGGGCTTGGATTTTATTTTGAGCGGAATTAATCCTTTAAATCCTGTTGCAACAGGTGACCAATACACATCTTCTCTATTATCAGCTACCCAAGCTCCCCAGCGAACTAATACCTGCTGAATGTCACGCATTAATTCCCCTCCGGCAAAATATGAATTGAGGCATGGTCTCAATGCCCTGCGTTGAATAGTAATGGTGGTTTCTTGATTATTTGATTTCCCAAATGGTGATAATTAATTTTCCGCCCTTAACGATTTCCTTTCGCTCAACGTGCAACACATCTATCTGAGAATCATCAACTATCAAACTGCCATGACAAAGTGCATCAATCGGTGCTTTCATCAGGTTATCTAAATCTCGCTTACGACGGTCAGGTGGATATACTCCTATCTCAACCCCCAAACGTTGAGATAATCGTTTACAGAGCTTTTGACGCATTATTTCAGCGACTACCGACTGACGATATAATTTGCCTTTTGCGGTGATGAAGTGTTTGTGTTTGGCGTGATACCAGTAGTGATTGACAGAAGGGGGAAAAGGAACGGTGATGTTATAAGTTTTCATTCATAGCTTAATCTCTCTCATCTCCACCCCTTTAGCGGTATAACCGGTTAACTGTTTACCTGCTATTCGTTGACGCTTTTTCGTCAAAAAGTGGATGTGGTCTTCATAAACATAACGGTATTCACCATCGACAAGGATATGTTTAAAGGCTTTCGTTGGTTGCTTTGCATACTGCACAAATCGTATTAAACCATTGTTTTTAATGTTTTCTTTTGTGCGCACCTCTTTGAGCGTTTTTTCTTTACATCGATAAATCCAAAAATCATTTAGCTTTCCGGTTATCTTTCTGGTACGCACTTTGATATAACCCAGTCGCTTCATGAGCTTGCTAAATTCTGCGTCATTACGGATTAAGTTGCCGATATATCGTAGCGGTTCAGCTTGCCAGCCTTTAGCTTGATAAATTTTCATTAATGCGCGATGATGATGTTTATTAAAAATCGTGTATTTATCGCCTTGCTTGGGATTACGGTATAATATCCAATTATCAGCGGCTTCTTTCCGTGCTTTTTGGTCAATCAACAACGCGAAGGTAACCAAAGGTGAACCATCTTTACGTTCAGTGAATTGCTGGCTAACTTTGCAAATAATATTCAGTGCATAACTATCAATATCTTTAGGCTGCACAAATTCATAATAATCATTATTTTTCAATCTATTAGTTGTGCGCACCTCTGAATGATAATCATAAGATTTTTTATCCTGACCTGTTAGTCCAATATCGCTATCTGCCTCATGAACGGAAATCCCCGAATTAAGCCACACTAACCCATTGCCATCGTGTCTTAGTCCCAAATCCGTTAATGTGCAAATACCGTTGTTAATGGCTAACCAGTTGCCCGAAGTAACCGCTTTTCGAAGATTAAATATATCGAAGTCCTCACTTTGGACACAAAGGTATCCTTCACGGCGATTTTCCCTGCTTTGAATTTTCATATTTTTGCCTATTTGATTTTTATTTGGTGGGGTTTAGCGGATTACAGGTGAAGTTTTCTATTAACACTTTTGGCAATTTGTCACGCTTTCCAGCACTGCCTCCCGTCCAGTAATAATCAATTTCTTTAAATTGCATTCTAAACATGGACGGCTGGGATAAGATTTTCAGGCAATCCTGTTCTGATAGTGCTTTGTCACTATAGTGCTGCCAATACACGGGTTCGCCGCCATTTTTAACAATGGTTGCTTCGATTTGGTATTTCATTGGGGGTGTCCTAATTAAATCGTTACGCCTTGAGCGTGGCGTCTTAAACTTTGTTGATGAGATGATTGTGAGATTTTTTCTGCTTCCTGTTGATTGGTGTCGATAAAGTGACCGTTTTTAAACTCCTGATAAACCGTACCCGTTTTGCCAAATCGATTTTTGGTTACGATAATTTCAGCATACTTCGCTGAGGGTGAATTTTCGTTATAAACCCCATCACGATACAGCATGATAATACTGTCTGCATCTTGCTCAACACTGCCTGAATCCCGTAAATCAGCATTAACAGGACGTTTATTTGTCCGCTTTTCAACCTCTCTTGATAACTGGCTCAATGAAATTACGGGCGTTTTTAATGTTTTAGCCAGCCGTTTCAAATTTGCCGAAATATGCGCTATAGCTAGGTCATTTCGTTCAGCTCTGGGTTTATCAATTAATCCGAGGTAATCAACCATGATTAACGAGAGCTGGGGATACTTTTTTTTCTGTCTGGTGGCAACAGAGGCTATTTGCTCAATGGTAAGTTTACTTGCATCCACTATCCAAACATCTAAATCATGCAACAAACCAATCGCACCAGTTATCTTATTCCAGTGCTCCTGCTCTAATCTTGAGGGATTTCTCAGCATTGAAACGGGAAGATTTGACGCTTGTGCAATCTGTCTTTCAATGATTTGGCTTGAGTCCATTTCCATTGAAAAAATTAGCACACCCCGTCGCTGATTCATGTCCCTTATTTCTTGACTGGCAACACTTCTGGCAATCTTCAATGCAAATTCGGTTTTCCCCATACCGGGTCTGGCAGCGACAATCACTAAATCAACCGGATTAATACCCCCTGTTATCTCATCCAGTTCACCTATCCCTGTTTTTAAGGTATTTGACTGCTCACCGTTTTGTAAACGATTGTCCAGTAAGTCGGTATAATCACTAATGAGTTCTTTCAGGTTTACAGGCTTGATTTCTTCATTCGAAGTTCGCAATTTTGTTGCTTTCGACAAAAAATCATCGATAGCTTGAGTGGCTGACTGGATAGTGCCATTGGCAACAACATCCTTGACCGAATTTATCATTGTCAAAAATTCCCGTCGTTGATAATTCTCAGCAACCATTTTCGCATAACCTTTGAGATTGGCTGCACTGGGGCAATCTTTGGCTACGGACATAACCTGAGTGAAATTACCCTCTCCCATGTGTTCAGCCACCATCACCATATCAATCATGTTTCTGGTTTTAGCCTGGCACTGAATTATTTTGTAAATTTCACGACAGAAATGGGAGGAAAAAGCATTAGGCTCAAGCGTTGACAACACATCACTGGCGTCTGGCGTTAAACCTGAAATCAGCAAGCCGCCTATCACGCTTGCTTCAAGTTGGACGTTGACCAATTGAGTATCTCCTTAATCACAGATTTTCCAAAAACAGAAAAACTCGCCGTATCGCATTCTGAGCGACGATAAATTTTTAGACGTACCTGAATACGTTTTTATCAAGAAAATCTTTCAGAATTGATTACAGAGCGTTTTAGAGGGCATCTGAATAGAAAATTGAGATTGAATTTTTAAATCTGAGGAGAAAATCTGCAATGCTAGCATCCCCTGTCGGCAAATTTACCTTCACGGACTCCGGTTACTGTGGTTTCTCTCAGCAAGTAATCAATATCCGCTGTCCAGCCTGTGTTGTTCTCACCAAAGTAAAACGGTTTTGCCATACCAACAAACGCTCTGACATAGGCTCGCCAGCCTTCCAGGTTTGAATTAGCCAGTAAGCCAACAATTTTCTTCAAGCGGGTTTTACGCTTGGCATTGGCTTCAACAGCATGGGGGAGTCTGTCACCCACTTCCTCGTTGTAGGCAACCAGATAATCGTTGTAGTTCAGTGTTTGGGGTTTTCGCTTTTCAGGTTTAGCCAATTCTCCCCCTTTCACCTCGTGAGGGGTAAGGGGTGTATTATTATATTTATTTTCTTTTGTAATAGTTTCTTTTGTGTGTCCCTGTTTTGGTGACAACGCTGTCACGCTTTTGGTGACAATTTTTGTCACTGTTTTGGTGACATTTCTTAAGTTGTCACTATTTTGGTGACACTCTTGAATTTTCCACTCAGAAATTATTTTATTTAAACCAATCTTATTACCTGATTTAATTAAGATATTCATCGAAATTAACTCATTCTTTGCTTTGTTTACTTTTTGTCTTGGTAATTTTGTTATCTCAGCTAATTGACTATCAGAAATGCGATCCATTTTTTTCTGAAAACCATATGTTTTTCGACAAACAGCATGTGCTACTTTTGCCTGATTTCTGGTTAAATCGGCACCAATGAGTGCCTCATACAGTTCATTCGCTATTCGTGTATATCCATCTTCAATCTCAGCCACGGCATTCTCCCTGACTTCGTTTTTAACTCTGTAATCATCAAGACTGGTGACTGTTGCAGCCATTTTTAACTCCTTGTAACTTTCTGAATTCTGATACAAATCGATATGCGAAACGCTTATTTTTTGATGCAGCAACCAATAACCCATCAGGACTATCTGGATGGACTTTTTCTTCATGGTTTTTGTTGATAAATCGGCGTTTTTTTGGCATAATAACCTCACTGAAATTGAAAGAAAAAAAGGGAAATTCACCGTTTCCCTTCTCCTTGAAATACTAAACAAACTTAAAGTTCGATCTGACATTCTAAAGCTTCATCGTTTTTTAACCTTGAAGCTTCTTTTTTTGGTAATCTCAAATGCTCTAGCATGTCTATTAGCTTGCGTATTTCTTCACCTGATATATTTGTAATAACAAGCTCCTGTGTCGATGAATCAGGCACACTCACTACATGCCTTGGTAAGCCGTATTCTGAGACGACCTGACAGGCTAGTTTAAAGATTCTGGTTTTATCCCGACTCGCTGTTGAGGGATGGATCCCTAGTGATTTGGCAAACCCGTTATTACCGCCTTCTGATGCCATCTTCTGGTAGAAGTAAGATTCTAAATGCTCCGGTTTGCAGGTGATTTTGATAGTATTTGAATATTCCATGGTTATAATCCTTAAGTAATAAAATTCCCTACCTCAATATTCCTATGAGGTTGTGGTGGCTCCAAGAAAGCCTAGAGCGAATCAAAATGTTAAAGAACGATATTTGTTATTATATGATTAGAGTTGGTTTGGATGAATTAAGCGGGTATCAATTCAGGCCAAATTTTCTTCCAATCATATGGACGTAACTGTTTTCTAGATATTGCTTTATCGCTTATTAGTTCAATACAAACACATAATTCAGCTCCAAGTTTTTGATCTTTGCTGATAGCTTTACGTAAGTACCCTAAGCTGGTTCCACACGCCTTAGCAAAAATATGCTGTTGTTCTAACGATAAAGTGTTCAGATAAATTCTTAGTTCTTCCATTAGGTTGTCCTTGAATAAGCTCTATTTATATTACCTATAAGTAATATATCAATCAATACCTATAGACAATTTACTCTTAGGTAAATCTGCATAAGATTTTATATATGGATAAATATGAAAAAAGACGTTTACGTCTTATTGATATTAAAGATACCTTATGCGGTGGTAAGATCGTTGATCTTGCTCGCCGTATTGATCGTGAACAATCTTATGTATCTCGAATGCTTTATCCTGAAGGAAAAAAATGGAAAAAACGCATAGCAGACGATATGGTTGATATTATTGAGGATGCATTTAATCTTCCTAGAGGATGGCTAGATGGTATAAATAACGGACTGGATATTAAAAAAGAAAGAATATTAACTAAGCAGCATGAAATTTTGCTTGACTTATTTGATAGCTTACCAAAAAGCAAAAAAAATAAATTTATAAAAGAATTGGCTGAAGAAAAAGATGAGATTGATAATCTTATAGCCGAGATAAAAGAACTTCACCGCAACACCAAAAGAGCTAATTAATATACCCTATCCAAAATTATGTATTACTCAAATTAACTTTTTCTAATTTATCTTTTTATAACCCTTCCCTATTTTTTCAATTCTAAATATGTAGAACATTTATTAATAAAGCCATATTAAGAATATTTTTTATCTTTTAATTCAATGTAGTACCGAGGATATAAAAATAAATATCTTTAGGCACTTGATTTTTTATTACCTTTGGGTAATGTTACTCATATCAACTCACTGCAACAGGCAAACGCCAGACAATACTCCGAGTTATCTGTGAAACTTTACCAGACGTTGCTAAGTAGCCAGCCTGAGGCATACGAACATGAAGGCAAGTGTAGTCATCAGTAACTAAGCATTATCGCTCTTTAACATCTTAGAACGGATTCAGGCACTCTTGAATCAACCATCATTGAGTGAGTTTTGGGGTGTGTGAAATGTACAGAACAGTCAAATCTCGTTTCTACACCAGGGAATAAACAGACTGTGGGTACAAACCGGAAATATCCGGCACACACCGCTAAAACTTACTTTGGAGGTCAACATGACACAGATTGCCGTCATTAAGCGTAGTAACTACGCCCAACGTAGATATGAACGTAGAGCTGCATTTCTGGCTAAAAAACGTCAGGAAGCAGAACAAAAATGCCAAGCCCGTTCTACAGAGCAAATCCTTGATTCCATATTCAACAAGCAAGATGACACCATTAATACCATTGCATCACTCACTCTCAATCTAAAAGACAAAAAGCCTCAGCCTTCATTTGATAACTGTTGCTTACCGAATACTTATCTCTATTCTGCAAGAAAATACTCAAAAACCCGCAAATCAAATAGCATACATACAAAATGATTTGATAGTCTTTGCAGCAATCTTATCCTACACTTAATCCATAAGTTTCAGATAATAGCTTTCCCTCCCGATAGGTTGGGAATTTGAAATCTCCCAATTTCAGGGAGGCCAGGTTGTTAAAGAGCGGTGGTGATAATTAACTTTATCGTTGATAACGTCTTGATGGAAAAGCCTTTAATTCTTCAGCTTCAATTTTTCCATTTTTATGAACAAGAATAGTAATGTTTCTTTTGGCACTAAGGGCTTTACTAATTGCTCCTTGATATAGTCCCAAAGCTTGAGCGACTTTCTCTTGTCCATGCATACCAACATATTGAGATAATGTCAGTCGTTTCATTAAAATATCCCCTTTTTTAGGTTAAATTATTACTTAAAGTAATTTTAATGTCAACACCGCATGTTATTGATAAGTATTCCAATAGGTAATAGAATTTTTACATGAAAAAAAAACCATTAAATGAAGAACAACTCAGAGATGCGATTAGACTTAAATCCATTTTTGAGAAAAAAAAGAAAGAATTAAATCTTTCTCAAGAGAGAGTAGCTCATGAACTAGGGATGGGTCAGAGTGCGGTTGCTCAGATTCTAAATGGAATAAACCCTTTGAATATTACAAATGCTGCCGCATTTGCTACTTTACTTAACGTAAGTGTAAATGATTTCAGTCCAACACTTGGTGCTAAGATTGCAGAAATATCTAGATCAATAGAGCCCCTTCAAAATAAAAATAGATATCTTGATAGAGAAGAAGAAAGGTTACTTGAAATCTTTTCTAGCCTTCCTAAAAAAGATAAGGAATTATTTTTAAACAGAATTAGTGAAAGGAAGGATGAAATTGATCAGCTTTTCGAAGAAATGATGGAAATAAAAAAATTAAAAAAAAACCATTTAATTATTTTTAAATAATGTTAGATACACATAAATAATAATTAGTTACATAGCGTTATTCCTCCCGCTTTTAATAAATTCCATCCTCAATTTTTTAATTTCCTATAACTACATACATTTCTTTTTAAAGTTAAAGCACCTCTTGTAATAAAAATAATTACAATAAGTGTTGACCGTATTATTACAATAGGTGATACTTACCCTATCAACTCACTGCAACAGGCAAACGCCAGACAATACTTCGAGTTATCTGAAACGTTGCCAAGTAGCCAGCCTGAGGCGTATGAACATGAAGGCAAGTGACGACAGTTAAGCAGCACCGCTCTTTAACACCATTTCGCTGAAAAAGCGTAACCACAAAACACCCAAACAGTCGGTTTTGGGGTGTGTGAAATAACCAAAATACAGCCATTAAGTTGAAACCAACACCAGGGTACTACCAATATGACTGTAAATATAATCCGGATACCTCCGGCACACACCACCAAAACCCATTGTCAGGAGGTAATATGTGTAACTTTCATGGTTATGATAATGCTCGCTGTCGTAGACATGAGCGTAGAAGCGCCAAGCGAGCAGCCTATAACTATAACAAAGCGCTTAATTTGGCATTGAAAGCAGCGTTAAACCCATCTAAAAAATCTAACCAACTAACAACTCCAAATCCTAAACGCCCTATTCTTTCACTAAAAAGAAAAATGATGAGTCGTGTAGAAAAAGCAATATCAATACGCCTAACTAAAGTTTATGACTCATTTGATAATTGCTGTTTGCCTGAAATAGCTTTATACACTGCTAAAAGGTTTAAAAATAAACCTAAGCTCAACTTCGGAGTAACTGCTAATGTTTGAGAATAACAAAACGATTAAGGTTCAAATTGTTGCAAAGTGTAACTATATAGTAGATATGAACGAAGAAGATTATAAAAAATTTGAAAGAATTATCGATTCACAAATGACATCCAGCAAGATGAATGATGCAATTCTTGATATAGCAAGCAAATATGGAATTTATGATAATATCGACTTCTGCGAACCTGAAGACATTGAATTCCATCTGATAGGAGAATAATTAATCAATTCACAAAATCAAATCCTTTCTTTTTATTAATCATAAATAAACAATTCATAATATAATCAATGTCTTATTAAGGTGATCATTATTCCTGTTTTGTGTGTTGTTGGATTACACAGAGGGAGCGAGCCTGACGCGCCAGAAATATCTGGCAATCAAATTAGTTTCAGGATGTGTGAATGCGGCTCTGCGCTCGCGGGACAGTCAACATTCTATAAATTATCTTTCAAATAGCTAAATATAGTTTGATTGCGTTTACCCGACCGTGATGACTGTAATCGGACACCAAGAGGCACTTGGCACACATCCTAACTTTTCAGCAAATGTTAACAAGGAGTACACATAATGAGATTGGACAATCCACGCATTGTAACGGCAAAGCATCCCAATATGGGTAATCTGGTTGGGATTACTAATGGTAGTCGTCATTTGAGCGATGCAAAATACTTAAGCAGCATTGATATATGGAATGACGACGACATGGAAACAAGAACTTTCAAAGAAATTATACAGTGCTTAACAAAAGAAAATAAGCGTCTTAAAAAAGAGAATTTAAGACTGATGAAGATATACCGTGAAATTGGTGGGCTGTGCAGGATTTGAACCTGCAACATAGGGACTAGAAGAATTTGAGTATTGCTGTTGCAGCACCGATAGTCAAAACTATCACACTACCCAGCTTTAAAAGTAGTCCTGTAGCAATATGTTCAACATCCTTACGAATTAAGGCTATCTGAGCGTCAGTTTTTTCAAAACGTGCTTGTATCTGAGCTTCGTTCTTCTCAAAACGAGCAGCCATATCTTTGCGAACATCAGCTATTTCAGCAGATAAGTCTTTACGAACATCAGCAATATTGCGATTTACCTCAACAATATCAGCTTTGGTCGCTACATCCGCAACTTCATGCGATCTACGTACAACAAGTGAAATAGCTTTAGCTTGCTGACTAGTAAGTCCAGCCGTTTGAAGCTCTTCAGATGCTTGTAGTGTATCAAATGCAACCTGACCCATAGGGAATCCTCCTTTTTGGTAAGTATAACGGGTTTAGGGTTCAATCTGCAAAATCTTTCACGTTAATACCTTAATTCGTTTCATTACGGAGAAATATTTTTATGTCTAAATTAGTTGTTATTGAAAATACCGTTGTCCGTCAAGATGCTTTCGGGCGTTATTGTCTGAATGATTTACACCGTGTGGCAGTTGCACAAGGTAAAGCAACTGAGTCTCAGCGGCCATCTGCTTTTATTAAAAGTAAAGGTATTTCTAAAGTAATAAAAATCTTAGGTAAAAATTCAGTACAAATAATGCATGGTGGTATTGAATCAGGAATTTGGGCTGTAGAAACATTAGCTATCCGTTACGCTACGTGGCTCAAAAAAGAAACAATTATAGAAAAAAATAGAGCAACAACCGCTTGTAATTATAACGTAATAACTCATCAACAAGAGTTTACCGATAAGATTAATGCGGGACTTATATTACTGGATTTTGCAAAAACAGAGCTGAAGCTCAAGCCTTCTGAAATAATTAACGCGACAAATAAATTGGGTCAGTACATAGGCATAGAAAATATTCTACGATAACCAATTCCCACGATTGCTAAGCGTGATGGTGAACGGGATTACAGCAGCATAGTAAAACATTGACATTTTAAATACCCATTGACGAAAGAAGAAATCATGCGCTATATTCTATATTAAGTGCTGAACACACCTTTTGATATAGCGGATACCGCTCCCGAAAGTAATGCGGTTTTTTTACGTCCATAGATTGTTATGGTCGGGTAGCGAACAGTATATACAACACCCTATTGGGGAAAACTGTTGGCCGTCTATATCCGGTGTTCAAGTACCCGACCGCCCATCCGAACAATGGGTGATATTGAACAATTGATATAGGATGTAAAAATGAATACTCAACTCAGATCATTTTATTTTAACAATATCTACGATGTGCGTGTTCAGATTATTAATTCTGAACCATGGTTCTGCCTTAATGATGTTTGTAAAGCTTTGACAGTCATAAACTCAAGTGATTTGCTTTCAAAACAGTTAGATAAAGCTGGGGTAGAAAAAATCTACCTTAGGTCAGATGGGCAGAGACGGCAATTTGCCTTTGTAAACGAACCTAATCTTTATCGTGTTATTTTCCGTAGCAATAAGCTGGAAGCAAAACAATTTCAAGATTGGGTATTTAATGAAGTTTTACCGTCTATCCGAAAAACTGGCAAATATGAGCATCCTCAGCCCAGACCCGAAGCACCAGAACTCTTAAATGATAACGATACTCGCAATTTGGCTCATCTTGTCTGGAGCATGGCGAATGGATTTAGATTTGAGAGGGCATGGACGCAAGGTATCTGGTATGCGCTACGTCATGCGACAGGAATCGCATCGCCTCAGCACTTCGAGGTTAATCAAATCGCAATAATTGCAGAAGAATGCCGACGGATTTACGGCATTACTGACACGCTCAAATCAGCTATCTTCGATGCTGAAAAACAAGCCATTCGTCGTCTACTCCGCCATAAGGAAAATGTCGAGATCGTCCTTCGTGAAATGCAGCAACTGTTAGAAGCCAGTACTCACGAACATGATAGCGTCATGACACAATCCCTTGAAAAATGGCAACAAGCGAACGTTAATCGCTTCCTCCAACGTAACTAAATAATCTTAACGCCCCTTTTTACAGGGGCAATCATTCATCAATTTAACTATTGAAGGATACCCTTATGCAAAATTTAATAAATATCGAAACAAAAAAACATTAACGGCGGATTAATCCAAACTGTTAATGCCCGTGATTTACATGCGTTTTTAGAGATTAAATCCAGATTTAATGACTGGATAAAAAATCGGATTAGAGAATATAACTTCATAGAAAACTTAGATTTTATAACGCTTACTAAAAATTTAGTAGGCGGTGGCTCAAGAGTTGACTATCACATTTCACTCGATATGGCAAAAGAGCTATCAATGGTTGAGCGCAATGAAAAAGGTAAACAGGCCAGACAGTACTTCATTTGAATGCGAAAGACGAATTTTACAATCACAATTACCCAATAACCCAACAACTTTAGGCTTACCTAATTTCCTTGACCCTGCTGAATCAGCCATTGCATGGGCTGAGCAGCATAAAAAAGTTCAACTGTTAGGGGTACAGGTTCAACAGCTTGAAACCGAAATCGATAGCCTAAAAAACCTGTTTCAGATTGGTATGACACCTGTTCAATTCTGCAAGCAGCTTAATGGCGTAAATATTAACCAGGTCAACCTTTTTCTGGAATCGCGTCATTTTCTCTACGATGCAGAAAAGGATATCAGCAAGGCTCATGTCTGGCGTGTTCATTCTTATGCGAGAGATACCTATCTAACCGAATCACCCTTCATCATGACAAACGATTACGGGAAACGCCAGTGTTATAAAATCGTTCTGCTAAAAAAGGGGGCTTCATGGCTATATAACCAATACCTCAAAAGTAAGCTACCGATGAAGAAAGACTGGAACGGCGAATTCACTCACGACAAATATAGTCAGGTGGCATAAGGTGGTAACGATGAACAAAGACAACATCCTGCTAGCGCTGGCAAGACAGGCAGCAAAGTTAGCGATTGATACCCAACGACAAGATATATGGCTAATCGCTTTATCACTGCAACTAAAAGCTTATGGAAAAAATCATCATGCCCCTTAAATCTGAAAAGGCGAAAAAAACGCCATCTTAAAGAAAAAATTATCACTCTGCTACTGGATTCGTCCTTTTCACAAAATGAAATCGAGTTATTAGTCGCGGAGATTAAAACCAGAAAAACAGGATGCTATTTCAGTTCGAGGAGGTCAAATGAACCCTTACGCCATGCAAGATTACTGGTACGAACAACAGCAAGAAATTGCTTATTGGGAAGACAGGCTGGACGACGAAATCAGCGAACTTGTCCAGCCTGTTTATGACTGCCTACCTTCCTCAGTGATGCGAAAACTCAGTATTGAGGATTTTGACGATATCTGGAAGGCGCTGTTTAACCATTTCAAAAATGAGAACATCCATCAGTACAAAGCACTTCGAGCACCTAAGAGGAAATTATCTATGAGCGAAACACAACATACCCGAAAAGAGAGAAGTTTTCAACAACAGGTTTGGGGAAACGCTGTCGGTGATTAATGTTAACGATAAAGTTGAAAGAAAACGGCCTTTCTTATCTCTCATGGCTTGGCATGGGGCGTATTAATGGCACATTATCCAGAATCCTACTATGTCATTGATGCCATTAGCTATAACAATGATGGCAGTGCGATGGTGTCGTTAACACTCACGGTTAAACAAGGAAATAATGAGTTTCCCCGAAAAATGTGGTTACCCGTTATGGATTACCGGAATCAGGCTATTTCTAACCCTAATGCCGTTGATATCAATAAAACGCTCATGCGCTGTCTCACCAAGGCTATTTCAATGTTTGGATTAGGATTTTATATCTATGCCGGAGAAGACTT